CCCTCCGTAACTGCTCACTGAGCAGTAGTTGTGCACTGGCTCTTCTGTTACAAGTATACCTGCTGCATGAACACCGCTGTGGCGGGCATGATATTCCATATCAGCTGCTATTTTCATCTGCGGATATTTTTCTAGAATATCCCTGCCAATGTCCAACTCATTGAATGTGTCAAGAATGCAGAATGCTGCTCTAGAGTCTCCACCACTCCTCTCAATTATGGCACCCTTGAGGTCGTTGACCTCCCACATCGGGATGCCAAGCTCTTTGGAAACCTCAGTGATTGTGCTCTTGGCTTTGTAGCGAGAGACTGTCCCGAGATGCGCAACCTTCTCTGCTCCATACTTGTTGCGCAGATATTCAAAAACCATCTCTCTGCGGTCATCCTGAAAATCAATATCGATGTCTGGGAGATCTGCTCTTGTTACATCTATGAACCTCTCGAATAGCAGATCGTGCTTGATTGGATCAACATTTGTTATTCCCAACAGGTAGCAAACAAGCGATCCTGCTGCAGAGCCTCGTGCTGGCCCGACAAGCATGTGCTGGCGAGCATACTTGACCATGTCTGCGATGACGAAAAAGTAGTCCTCAAACTCTTTCTCCGCAATCATTTCTATTTCTCTTTTGAGGCGATCTCTATAATCTTTTTGACCGAGATCAATGCCGAGTTCGTTTGCCCCTGTTTTGCAAAGTGACTCCAGCGTTTTGTTGGTCTTATAGCGCACCATCTGGGCTTGTGGTAGGCTTGCATCACATTGCTCGGCAATGCCATAGGTGTTGGCTACTGCCTCGTCTGGCAGCCAATTTACAATGGACCTAAGCTCCCACTCACTGAGAATGTGCATGGGCTTAGTTCTTGACTGGCGATTGCGTCCAGTGAGAACCTCATAAACCTTTTTGTCTGTGACCTTTGGATAAAAGTTATCACTGACAGCAACTGGCTTGAAGCCTTTGCCAACTGCCTCTAGGCACTTCTTGGTGCTCATTGGTCCAATCTCTATGTAGAGATTTTCTTTGTGCGTCGCTGGTAACATCCCCCAGTTAGGGTTGGTCCCAGAAAGAATTATTACATTCTCGGATATATCAAAAAGATCAGAATAATCAAGGCGAGGTATGTAATAAAAATTATCTGTAGATCTGGTAACGAGCTCATATATTTCTTTCAACCCCTCATTGTTCTTGGCGATGAATGACATGTAGTTCGTTGGTTGCTTCTCTCTTGATCGTGCATCATCAACAAAAGCTATCTCCACACCATATATCGGCTTCTTGCCAGCTTCCTTACAAGCACGCTGAAAAGCCACGTGGCCCCAAGTGCCTGTGTCGCAGATGCCAACAGCATCACCCTCTGCTGCATCTATTGCTCTGTTGACAGGGCCATAGGCTGTGCGGAAAGAATATTCGGTGCGGAGTTTTATCTGGAGCATTAGGCATGCCCCTCCTTTCTGTACCACTTGACAACTTCTATCAGAGCACGAACATCTGCGATTGATCGGTGAGCACCTTTGTGCTCTTGCCCTGTTACCTCAAAATATATGTCGACCAGCTTACGCTTTCTATTCCAAACAGTCTCGCCAACCTCAACTGTGCAGATCTGATCTGGTGGCCAAGGGAAACTCGTCACCTTGGCCAGCCTCTCAAGCTCGAACTTGAGAACAGTTCTGTCGAATGGTAGATTGTGCGCAACAAGAGTTCTCTCTCCCAAGAAAAATTCACAGACCTCATTGAACATTGCAACGAATGGTTTTTTGTCCGCAAGATCCTCATCTGTTATCCCGGTTATTTTTGTGATCTTGGGATCGAGTGGTATGCCGGGATTGCACATGAACTCAAGCACTCCAATCTCATTAAGATCCTCATCTAGCTTGATTGCTCCGAACTCTGTTATCCTAGGCTGAAGGTCTAAGTCTGCACCTTCAGCTTTAGGCAGACCTGTTGTCTCTAGGTCAAACACTATCATGGTTTATCCTGACTATGAACTTAACATCAACACCGAGTATCTCTCTTGTGTCGAAGATCACATAGTTGTATGTTCGCTTGCCAGCTATGACAGGATTGGTGTGTGATTCAGTCATCACCTCTTGAGCCACACCAATGCCTCTCTCATTGAAGAACTCTCGCCACTCTACTAGCTCGTCTGCGGTGCAGTGCATTCCTAGGTGGCTAACATAGTTGACCTCCCTTGGCCAAGGACTCCTTGCTTCTCTGTCAACCATCCAGTTCATTCCGGTGGTGTAGTGCAGAACCTCAAATTCTTTGCCATCAACTAAATCATAGTTGAATGATAGATCTGCCTCATTGCGACCGGGGGATCCAAAAACTTCACCCTCTGCCACAACATGATCTTCTGCCCAATCTCCTGCACCCATCTCATCTAGCAGTTTCTTAGCATCTTCTGGTGACTTGGGGCAGATTGCAATTTGTTCGATTTTGAATTTCATAATTAAGCTCCGTAAGGCATAACACAGCCTGTTAAAAATTTGTGGTGTTGTTTGTCTTGAAGAAGGTGCGCCATGAACTCAGCCAGAAGCTCTGGTGGAGTCTCTTCACCAGTAAGCAAACCATTGAGCTGATACTCTTGCGCATACTCTTTTGTCCAGCCACGAGTCTCAACAACCTGACGATCAATTGAGTCACTCATCCCTGTCCCTGACATCTTGTTCGGCGCGATCCCGAAAACTGTTATGCCATGTTTCTTTGTCAACTCTCTTGCGAGCTGAAGAGTCATGATGTGCGCTGCACCCTTGGACGCATTGTAGGCTAGCGAACAAGTCATTGGCATGTGCGCGGCATTGCTGACAATGTTGACGATTGTGCCCTTGCTTTTTATCAGCATTGGCAAACAAGCTCTGGACATCATATAAATACCTTTGGCATTCGTGTCCAGCACTCTGTCCCAATCATCTTCTCCAAAATTTTCAAGCCAATTTATTATGTTTACCCCTGCACAGTTGATCAGAACATCAAGCTCATCAATGCCATTCACATCTGGAGTGCGAACGTCCTTGCCATCTGTCCATTCATACTTTATGACTTCATGGCCATCCTCCTGCAGCTTATTTTTCAAGGCAAGTCCTAGTCCCTTGCCGCTGCCTGTTACCAAAATTTTACTCATCGTTTTTATCCTCCATTAAAGATTCAACCATTGCAGCATAAACAGCGGCATCATGAATGCTGTCTCTGTGCGTCATTTCAGTGTTAGCAAATCTTGTCAGCTTAACAATCATAAGCTCGAACAGATGCCAAGTATTGAATTGTTCCTTGGTCAACAGGCTGACGCCATCCGGGAAAAGGGCAGTCATCACAGCTCCAACAGACTTGTAGTTGTCGCCATAGACTTTGTTCCTTTCCCGGAAAGTCTCAGCCATCGAGTCAAGGATTTCATCAGCCTTTGCCATCTTCTCTCCCCTGTGCGTAGCCATCTGACTTGCCATCTGAATATGCCTTCTCTGCAGACTCCTCAGACAGAACAAGCTCTGTTTGCAATTCAGTTGCAGCTTTCAGCACCTCTGGGTAGCCGTTAGCATTTTCAATGTATTCATAGAGCCTGTGCCGGGTGGTCGCATTTACGTCTAAGACCCTTGCAACTTTTTCGCCATCGATTTCTATGTCATTGCCAGTCATCCTGATAGTCATCAAAAATCTCCTTCTTGAACTTGCAGGCATCTCAGCCCACTTTTTCTCCACATGTCAACAACAGATTGCCTGTCATCAAGGACAAACCAAACCTTGTTTTTATCAATCTTATTGTCGAGAATTTCTTTCTTGACAACGTAGTCTGGTCGGTAATCTTCAGCACCTCTCATCAAGAGCTTGTCATAATATATGTCGTTCAGACGAAGCCACTCAATAGTCTTATCTTTGAAATTGCTGTCGCGCCCACTAACAAGATAGATGTGAGTTTCTTTAGACCTCAGATTGCTGAGGATATTTGCAATGTCAGAGTTAACTGTATCATCGATGCAACGCTCATTAAATTTATCCCAGTTTTTCTTATTGGCAAATTTTAGCCTGTGATCACAGTTGCACAATGTCCCATCGAGATCACATATTATTATTCTCTCCATCAACTCTTCCCCGGATTAAGAGCATTACCCATAGATGGTGCTGCCCACTCGGTTGGTGTCAAGAATGGCTCTGCCCAAGGATGGACTTTTATAACCTCGTCAATCATCATCCTGAACACCTCTTGGTGCTCTCCTTGTGCTCTTGGACTCAGCCTAGATTTTGCTGTTTCGTGGAGGTTGCGCAGATCGAACTTGGCAACGATGTTGGTGTGTATGTTTGTCGGTAGGACACCACGAGCATCTTCTGCAGGGACATACTCTCTCAGGCTCTGGTATGCCTGATTTATTTCTTTCATCACATCGTCGTACAACTCTTTAGCTCTAGGTTCATTCAAGATAGCTGGTGGTGTGTAGTAGCCAAAGCCTTCCATGTCTACTGTGCGCTGTGATTGTTGGGCGTAGCTGCCTAGACGGTTGCGGACAAACTGGTGTGTGAATGCTCGCGTCACATCTCGGATCTCGAATGTGTAATCAACAAACTCCCAGCTGGACTTGATTGTCTTTAACATGTAATCAAGCTCCTCCTGCTTCTTATCTTCAGGCCAATCTTTTATCTCTTGATATGCATCCTCGACATTTAACAGACGGGTGTTCTTGGTGAACAGGAGCAGATCTTTTGCATCCTGTGTGTAGTTGACTAAATTAACTTTCATCAGCTCTCTCCTTAAAAATTTTGATCGTTGTTGCATAGACATTCTCCCCGACTCTGGTGAATGCCTCTTCTGTTGTCTCACCACCTTGCTTGTTTAGCATGACAGCGATGCAAATGGCCATTGCCACAATAATTGCATTCCTTATCATGGCTTGATGCTCTTGAATATTTCTGGCTCTTGAGATACGTTGTCTAGCCGATAGGCAAGGAGGATGTAAACATTGTAGACACCATCCCGCTCAACAACCTCGATCTCCTGCCTCTTGAAGCCAGAGAGATTGACATTGTCAATTGTTTCAACAGATGCAATCTCGGAGAGATTTTTACCACCAGCACCACGATAATACTTTGACCGTCCATTGACGGTTGTAGAGATCTGGCTTGCGATTGTCCTTTTGGCACTCAGCTCGGAAACTTCAATAGCGAACTGAAGATTCTGATCTGATGCATAGCCGGATGCATAAAGAGAGTTCTTATCATCCGGTGGCTCGGTGTACCAACTTGGTGCCTCACTCAGTTGATTCGTCGAGCAAGCACCAAGCAACAAAGTCAAAAATATAAGTTCCTTTCTCATAACACGCTTTCCTTTCTAATTGTTGTTCGAGTGTAGTGATGCGTCATAAGCACTGTCTTGGCTTATAAATTTATCTATGATGCCGATGTCTGGGACAATGTCATCAAGCAGCAACTGACGCCAAGTTGCAAACCTGCCAAGGGAGTATATGCCATGTTCCTTGGTAAGATAAAAAA